CCATGGAAGACATGGAGCAAGCTGCTAACGGTGGAACACCAGCTGGTGGACAGAAGACAACTAACAACTATGGTTTAGCTGCTAAGTTTGCTAACAGCTGTGGACTAATCTTCCAGAAGGAAGCCGCAGGTGTTGTAGAAGCTATCGGTCCTCAAGTACAAGTTACTTCAGGCGATGTTTCAGTGGTTTACCAAGGAGATGTTATTCTCGGAAGGCTCGCAATGGGTGCTGACTTCCTAAACCCTGCATGTGCAGTTGAGTTGATTGCTGGTATTAACACAGCTTCCTCTAACGCAACAGGTTGGGATGGATCTGGTACAGAAAACACAGCTATTTCAAACGCTGGTTTCGCCTAAACTATATATTTTTATACACGCAATGGGAGTCTTTATGGCTCCCTTTTTTTTTATTAGAAAAAATTTCATGGCTACCAAAACAAATGAACTCGATACCGAATTATCCGCAGTCAATTCTATACTGGGAGCCATCGGTCAATCTCCAATCACCCAGCTAAAAGACACAACAACTGGTTCTTTAATAAGTACTAACCCAGAGATATCATTTATATATAATATTCTTACAGAGTGCAATCTAGATATACAAAGTGAAGGTTGGCATTTTAATAGTGAAGAGCATGTTGCTTTTACACCTGATCCAACAACAAAACATATTGCTGTAGCAAGTAATGTACTAAGACTAGACGTTGCTAATGGTTGGCAGAACAAGACTATAGATACAATAAGGAAAGATGGAAAGCTTTGGGATAAGGTTAATCACACCTTTGAATTTACAGGTGATCTTTCTTGTGATGTAGTTTACCTATATGAGTTTGAAAACATACCTCCAGTCTTTAGAAGATATGTTATCTATAAAGCTTCAGCTAGAGCTGCTACACAGTTAATAGCTAATCCAGATTTAGTTAAATTACTTACTCAACAAGAGGCTTATGCAAGAGCAGCTTGTATTGAATATGAAACACAACAAGGCAACCACTCCATGCTTGGATTTACAGATAATCAAGTTTATCAAACCTATCAACCTTGGAGAGCACTTGCGAGATGACAGGCATAACACAAACAATTCCTAATTATTATGGTGGTATTTCTGAACAACCAGATTTCAAAAAGAACTTAGGTCAAGTAACTAATGTAGTTAATGCTATACCTGATATTACCTATGGTTTATATAAGAGGCCAGGAAGTAAAAGAATTAGTTCTTTATCTTCATTAACTAGTGGAGGTTCTTTCTTTCATTACTACAGAGATGAGGATGAAGGTTCCTATATTGGACAAGTTAAGGCAGATGGAGATGTAAAAGTTTGGAGATGTTCAGATGGTCAGTTAATGACTACTGCATGGGGATCAACAAATAGTGCTACTCAAACAAACTTAAAAGCATACCTAGCAACCAACACCCCAACAGACTTAAGCTTCCTTACAATTAACGATACGACCTTTGCTACAAACTCAACAAAAACTATAACTAAAGCTGGTACTACAGCTAGTAGTTCAGCTACTCATACAGCATTTATTGAGTTACTTAAGACAGAGAATGGCAGACAGTATGCAGTAAACATTAATGATGTTTCGACAGAACGCTCATATAAAACAGCTACTCGTGTAGAAATAAGCAGCACGACTACTGGTACGAATGACAGACCTGCAGCTGGAGCACCAGATACTGGTCATTGTCCAGGGATAGGTACAGAAGTTTTTGCGGTTAATCATGCAAGTAATGGTGCTACCAATCTTATCTTTAGACTAAGTGTTAGAGGACAACAAGGACAGTCAACTTCTTATGATACGTCTTCAGATCATGGTGATGTCTCGAATACAACAGCTGACTATGGTTGTACCTATATGGACGAAGTCATCCTTCTACATGGTGGAAAGGATTGGAACCTTAATGACACAGTTGATGTAACACTATCTGGTTATAACTATCGAATTAAAGTCACTGCAGTTGAGACTACAAGGTATAAAGCAGATGTGGGTGGTTCAGCTAGTGCAGGTTTATGTAGACCTGAGCCAACACCTTTTGATTCAGATACAGCAGTAACAGCTTCAGCTATTTTAGGTGGTCTTTATACACCACTCAACGGTATATCAAACATAAGTGCAGAAGTTATTGGTAATGGTATTTACTTATCAAGTGCTTCCGTAGCTTTTAATGTTCAGATTGTTGAAAATGATTTGATGAAAGTCATTACAAAGACAGCTAATGATATAAGTGATCTACCAACTCAATGTAAAAATGGATATATAGTTAAGGTAAATAATAGTAGTGATTCAACTGAAGATGATTACTACTTAAAGTTTGAAGGTGAGAATGGTAAAGATGGTAAAGGTACGTGGGTAGAGTGTGCAGGTCCAAGTATTAATAATAATTATACTGCTGACAGAATGCCTCTTACTATTCAACGTACAGGTACGACAACCTTTACAGTTAATAGGGCTGACTGGGGTTCAAGGGAAGTAGGAGACGATGATACTAATTCCTATCCAAGCTTTATTAACCAAACTATAAGTAAGATATTATTCTGGAGGAATAGGTTAGTCATCCTTAGTGGAGAGAATGCTATATGTTCTAAACCTGGAGATTTTTATAACTTCTGGAATACAACAGCTCTAGCAGTCAGTCCTACAGATAGGATAGATATTGCTTGTAGCTCTAGCTTTCCTTCTAAACTTGTTGATGGTATTCAAATTAATAATGGATTACTTATCTTTAGTACAGATCAACAGTTCTTATTAACTACTGATGACTCAGTACTATCACCTGAAACTGCAAGGCTATCTAGTGTAGCTACTTATAACTATAACCAAAAAGTATCACCTATATCATTAGGTAAGACTATAGGTTTCCTAGATAGTAGTGGAGCTTATAGTAAGTTCTTTGAAGGTGCTAATATATCGTCTCAAGGTGAACCAGATCTTGTTAATCAAACTAAAGTAGTACCGAGATTATTACCACAAGGTGTAGATTTATTAGCTAACTCTAGAGAAAACGGAATTATATTATTTGGTAAGGCTGCTGATGCAAATGTCATTGGTTATAAGTACATCAATGTAGGTAATGAAAGGTTACAGTCTTCATGGTTTAAATGGAAACTAATAAACCCATTACGTTACCACTTTATTGTAGGTGATTCTTACTTCTTCTTAGATGATCAAGGTTATCTACAGGAGATGAATCTTGTACAAGCAAGTGATGACCCAAGTATTACTCAAAATGATGTTAATTACTTACTACATTTAGATAATTGGGTAGCTCTTAGTGGTGGTAGTTATAGCTCAACCACAAGAAAGACTACGTTTAGCAACGTATCATGGGCTGGATACAGTACATCTAATGGAGACTTAGCACTTACCAGCTCCACAGCTGGGAAGAACTTTGTTAAACCAACTATTAATGGTACTACACTTACAGCTGATGGTGACTGGACTGGAAATATCTACGCTGGTTATCTATATGACTATCAAGTAGACTTTCCTAGATTCTATGTCTCTAAGAAAGAAGGAGAGTTTTCAGTTGGTGATGTCAATTCATCATTAATTCTACATAGAGTTAAGGTATCTTTTGGACGTATAGGCTTATATGAATCTATTTTAAAGAGAGTAGGTAAGACTACTTTTACAGATGAGTATGAATCTACTCCAGCTGACTACATAGAAGCTGACGATGCACCCTTCCTAAGTGAAGATATAAGGACAATACCTGTATATGAAAAGAATATAAACATTGATTTTAGTATTAAATCCACTCACCCTGCTCCAGCAACTATTAGATCATTATCTTTTGAGGGTGATTATTCACCAAAGTTCTACAAAGCTGTATGAAAATAATAGATAATTTATTATCTGAACCAGATTTTGATTTAATTAAGAAACGTTTAGTTTATAGTAATGATCTTTCGTGGGGTTGGTCTCCACAAAAAGTATTCAAAGATGATGGAACTGATACTTTAGTATCTATGATCTACCAAGGTCATGAGCCTAAACAGAAAGATCATTTCGTTACTTTATATACCCTGTTTAATGAGGTGTTAGACGTTGTTAGTTGGTATCGAATTAAGATTAACTGTACTTGGAAGAGACAAGAATACAGAGTATATGGTTATCATCAG